ACTCTTCTCCTTTGAATTTTTGCCCATCTGGCATGCAATTTTTGATTTGCTTAATAACTGCAACGCGTCGTCTAATATTATTTTCCCTTGCTACCTGACTACCTTGTAATTTGGTAGGTGCTGGCTTTCGTGCGCTGTTTAGTTCACGCAGTCTGATACCACAACCTTTATTTGTTGCAGCTCCTTTAATTCCAAAAAGAGGTTGCAAGGTTTTCAAACAACATTTTTTAGAATTACCATATCTACATTTTGGATCAAATTTACAGTCTCGCATTTATATATTTACTAAATATAATTTTCTATCCAAATGTAGACTCCCCGCTATAAGAAATATATAAAAAACCATCGTCATCTTTATAACTTTCATAATATTGAGACAAAAGTGCAGAAGTGGTTGGCATAACATGGTCATTTACAAATAAATAAATTCCTTTATCGGGAGATAATTTTAATCTTTTTCGAATGACATACATAAAATTAGCTATTGATAAATCATTGGGTACTAAATATTTTTTTCTATCTATATCAGGTACATCATCATCATTTCCCCATTTTTCACAAATAATAGGAATTCTTTCAGGATATTTTTCCCTTATCCTAGTAGATTCATCCAATCTTTTTTGATATGGAAAATTATCTCTAAAACCTTTCCGCGCGGGTTTTAGATTATCGTTAAAAAATCTTTCTAAACTCTTCTTCATTAATAAAATAGTGAGACTTTTTCTAAATATTTTATGCTAATTATTCTGTAATTACTCTTGGAGCAATATTCATTGTAATTAGCTCTTGCGACAGTAACTTGAATGCGTATGGAATATTAATCCTTGAAAAGCCGGTTCTATTACCACAAGTTCTACACTGATGAATATTCTTTTCATCATTAAACACGGCAAATAATCCACAGGATTTACAAGCATATACATGAAATTTATCCGATGAATCATATAAACGGCCTTTGGTAAAGCGACTACATCCGTGCGATACCATACAATCACGTTCCATTTCACCATAACGCAAACCACCCTCACGCGATCGACCTTCCGCGGGCTGTCTTGTAAGTACTACCATTGGTCCTGATCCTCGAGCGTGTTGCTTATCATTAACCATATGCTTTAATCTTTGATAAAACGCTGGACCTATGAATATATCTGTTTCTAACTGTTCACCTGTTTGACCATTAATCAATATTTTATTACCACGACTTTCATAACCTTGTTTTGCCAATAATTTACATATGTCTGATATGGGGAAATCATTAAAACTTGTTCCATCTCCAAAGAGTCCTAGTTCAAGGAGAACCATTCCCAAAAGGGTTTCCTTTAATTGACCAATTGTCATGCGAGAAGGAATTGCATGGGGGTTTATAATGATATCTGGTCGTACACCATCTTCACCAAACGGCATATCAGATTCAGGTAAGACTACGCCTATAGTACCCTTTTGACCATGTCTCGACGAAAATTTATCCCCAATTGTCGGTTTACGTCTAGTTCTAATTCTAACCTTTGCAAAAGTATATCCGTCACCATTTCTATGAACATAATTTTTATCAATATAACACTCCTCGTGAGTTCTATGAGCTTTGCTATGATCTTGATATTTTATTACCTTAGTATGATCATTACGATTTGCTTTAATAGGAATTACTTTACCAAGTATGATATCTTTGTTTTCAACAAGTGTATTTTCTGGAATTACACCTTTATTATTTAACTTATTATAATTTCCAAATTTCATTCCTTTGGTCTTTGAAGCATCAGGTTTACATCTAATCTCTTCATCTCCGTGAATTTTCTTGTCCTCATCTTTATCAGAATGATAAATAGTGGCGCAAAATAATCCTCTATCCAATGCTGCTTGATTGAATATAATACTATCTTCCTGATTATAACCGGAATAACACATGATTGCCACATTAACCATTGTCCCAGATGGAATCAAATTTAATTTCACAAAATTCATTAATCTTGTATCTACCAAAGGTCTCATTGGATAATGTAAGATATATGCGGTTTTATCCATTCTATTATCAAAATTTGTAGCATACATCCCCATTGCTTGTTTTCCCATTGCACATTGATAAGTGTTTCTCGGCGATTGATTATGCTCTGGAAATGGAATACACGACGCTAGAATACCAAATATAGTACTCGGATGGATTTCACAATGAGTAAAATTGTATTTGAATTTATCTTCATGATCCTTGAGCATTTTATTTGCAGTCATTGCTATCATAGAATAGTTTTGCTCTTCCGGATCTAAATATTCAATTATTGAATCTGAGATTTCATGATTCAACATTAAATCGTCCCACTTTAACTCTCCCGAAAAGATTTTTTGAGATATTTTTTCATCAATGAGTAAATTATTATTTTTAACACGCAATAGTGGTCGCGTCGGCCTTCCTGCATCATTACATATTCTTATTTCTTGAAATGTACAATCAAATACAATTCCTGTATAAATATTTAAAATACCATCTGCCTTTTTTTCTTTCAAGAACTTATAAAGTTCAATAGGTTTATCAGTAATACCTATCCAAGCACCATTAATTAATACCTTTACTTGATCATATAATTCGTGTGGCTCACATTCATCAATAGGTTGAATGCGCGGTTCAACAATATCATATATTGGCTTACTATTAGATCGAATTGTCATATGCGCCAGATATGATAAATTTTTAACTACGCCTACAGGAGCTCCCTCTGGGGTCTCTGCTGGACATAAGTACCCCCAACCTGTACCATGAAGCTTTCTTGGAGGGATTAGCTTTCCACTTTTATCAATGGGCGTATTTACTCGCCTTAGATGCGAAAGACTCGAAACATATGTTAAACGATTTAATACCTGTGCAACGCCCACCTTATTCGAATTTGAATTTTTAACTCCAAAATCTCCAGTCGCCAAAGCTCTCTTAATGCCATTTTCAATTGTGGTAGATTTTACAATTTTATAGATATTAGTACGATTGATAATATTCAAGAAGTTTTCAGTTGATCTCCAAGATCCATTATTGATTTCCCTGACAATTTGTTTGGACATATCTTTCACTAATTTATTGAAATAATTCCTGAATAAATTATTTAAAAGAGTTCCAGTCAAATCAATACGTTTATTTAAATAAGAATCACGATCATCTATTTTTCGCCAACCAAAGCTTGTTGAAAGCAATTTATTTGCCATATATCCCAGAAAATATACCTTTTGTTTCTCGGTAGGACAATGAGGAAATAAATCATTATTCAAAACATTAACTGTAAATTCTTTCTTTTTTCTTTCACCCGTCTCCTTATCCATATTAATAGGCGTATACATTGCATACGATACTATATAATTCAATGCATCTTCTTTTGTAAGGTATTCGTTTGATTCAATAATAGAAGCTTTCAAAGCATAAAGCATCTTTTTCATTTTCTTTGCCTTGGTATTCAGAATAATGAATGAACAAATCTTTTCATCTTCATTGATTCCCAATGCACGAAATAGTATAAATAGTGGTATAGGTTGTTTAATTCTGGGAATTTGAATTTGAATTGGATGTCCGAATCCATTATTCTTTGTACAAATTACAACTTTAATTTGTTTTGGAGATATACATTTGAAATCAGGAATCGATTTGATTTCTGCTGCCCACGACCATTTATTGTTATTTTTTTTAATATTAAAACACATCACCCTATTTTCCGCAGCCCTTTCTTGCGCAATAACTGTCTTTTCCGAACCATTAATAATAAAATACCCTCCGGCATCAAATCTACATTCTCCAGTAATATCCGCATTTAAATGAGAATTCTGAGTCAAAACACAAATCTCGGATTTCACCATAATTGGTAATTTCCCAATATGGATTTTGGGTAACTTTTTATAATGCGTTTCGCACTGTTGAAGATTTTCGCCAGATCTGTGTATAATTTTAATATCCAGATCCAGTGTCATGGCTGATGCATAAGTAAAATTACGCATTCGTGCTTCTTGTGGATACATAATTTTTGTAGCTCCATTATTTTCATGAATTTGCGGTCGATAAATATTAAAATTTGTAAATGTAATGATTAATTCTAGTTTATATTTTTGACTTTCTTCATCATAATCCTGCTCAGAATGGATAGTAACGGGGTTAAACATGTCAATCGTTTTTTGAATTTGCGTGGTTGCAAAATCATTATACGATTCAAGTTGATGACGTATGCACCTTGTTAAATGTTGACCCTTGAAATAAGTTTCGATAATCTTCCATGATAATTCGTCTGAGACGTTCCTATTATTAGACATGATTTCCAAAGACATTATGAATTAATTTATATTTCAATTTATCTTTAAATAGTAATTAAAATAGTAATCAAAATAATATTAGGTTAATATATATGAGTAAACCAAAAAATCCTAATAAAAATACGGACCCTAGTAATAATAATAATATAAATCTTATAATTACTAATGACCCAAGTAAAAATATTATTAAAAATCCCTTTATTCTACCCCTACAAGATTCTAAGGAAAATAAAACGAATACGATTAAAGACGTACCTACTGATAATAAAAAAACAGATATAAATAGTAATAATGTATTATTCACAATGAAAATGAATAGTGTTTTGAACGAATTAAGAAAGAATAGGGAAGGTAATAAGAGCAATAACGATAAAAATAATAAAATATTTGCAAATAGTTTGGATTTAACATTTAAGGATCTTGAGGATCCTAGCAGAAATCTTTCGCTAATTCCATTTACTAAACCCAAAAATAAAGAGGATATGAATGATATAATAAATAAAATTCATAAGCGTTATAATTTTTTATATAATAAAGATGCTTCAGCGAATAATGTTAAATCGGTAATTAAGCCAAAACGTATATTTAAGAATACGGGAATGCAATTTCCGCCTCTTCCTCCCCCACCTCTACCAAATAAATTTGACTCTTTATTTATCCAAGGTCGTAAGGTGCGATCAAATTCATTGAATGCTAAAACTAATACAAATAATGTAAATTGGGCACCGGGTGAAAGTTGGACTAATTGGGATAAAAAATGGTCTCCACCACGCGCTAAATTCCCCCCACCACCTCCGCCGTTAAGTATCAAAAAAACAAAAGTTGTCATAGAAAGAGAAATTAACGGATTAAATGATCTTTTAAAATTAATAGAAGATTTTCCTTTAAAAGTAGATATAGAATACAATATAAACATGAAAGCTATACATGATATTAAGGCGCCTCTCACTGACCTAGATAATATGATAGGAATGCACAAGTTAAAAGATTCAATCATTGATCAAGTCATATTTTTCTCTCAAGAATTGCATAAGGATAATGATTTTATGCACACTGTTATATACGGTCCTCCTGGAACTGGCAAAACAGAAATTGCTAAGATAATGGGCAAGATATTTTCATGTATTGGCGTATTAAAAAATAATAAATTCAGAAAAGTAACGAGAGCGGATCTTATAGCTGGTTATTTAGGACAAACTGCCATTAAAACAAGAGATGTAATTGCGGATTGTTTAGGAGGTGTGCTTTTTATCGATGAGGCGTATGCTTTAGGTAATAGAGAAAAAAGAGACAGTTTTGCAAAAGAATGTATAGATACGTTATGCGAAGGATTAAGTGATCATAAAGACAAACTAATGGTTATTATCGCGGGATATGAAGATGATCTAAATAAATGCTTTTTTTCTTATAATCAAGGCTTAAATTCAAGATTTCCGTGGAGATTTCATACCGATGATTATAAAGCACCCGAGTTAAATCTCATTTTTCAGAAAAAGGTAAAGGAAATTGGGTGGTCTACAAAAAAAGAGATTCCGGACAGTTGGTTTGAATCAAAAATGGAATACTTTAAATATTTTGGCCGCGACATTGAAACATTATTGGCAAAGACAAAAATAGCACATGGTAGGCGCGTTTTTTGTAAATCGCAAGATGAGAAACGTGTTCTAACCATTAAAGATCTGGATAAGGGATTTGACATGTTCATTGATAATAATGAAGTGCGTGAACGTAAAGATAAATCCCAAAGTATCATACAACATATGTATGTATAAATCCGTTTATTACGCCTCTTTTTAATAGATTATTTTATTAATATGAGTGCAAGAAAAACCATTCAAATTAATCCCGATTTTTTTAAACTTAGTGGAAAAGGTAAAACTCGGAGAAAAAAAGAGAAGAGGGAAAAGAGAAAAGATCTTAGAATGTCTATTAAGCCAAATAATATCAAAAAAAAATTAATGGCAAAAATCAAAGAACATCAAAAGCAAAAAGCTGACGAAAATATAACTACTCTTTCTCTAAAAAAAGACGAAGAAGCGCAAGAAAAATTTACTAAAGATTTCAATAAACAAATTGATTATTTAGAAAAAATTATTGGAAATAAAAAAGAGAAAGAGCGTAAAAAGAAAAAAAGAAAACGAACGCGAAAACGACCAGATACCGTCAATTCAAATACATCTGAAATTAAAACATCAATTTCGACATCATCTATGAAAACATCTACAGCACCACCGTATGGTTGTTTAAAAAATGGAACAAAGCCTACCTATTCTCAATATAAAAAAACTTTGAAAGTAAGAGAAAAAATCTCATTTCCTCCAGAAAATATTGTTCCCAATTTAGTACCAAAAGAGAATACACGCGAAGATAAACTTAATAAACTTAAAAAACGATTGGCTACACCTAAAAAAGCGAAACCAATTCAACGGTTAGTTTCAGTTATAAAAACAATTAAAATTTATAAATTAGGAAAAAACAAAAAGGACGGTAATATCGGGGTGTTAGTTAAATCTGGAAAAACGCGAAGGTTGATTCGTAAAGAACATGAAGTATTGCGTAAAAAATGTGTATCAGAGATTAAAAGTTATCTTAGAAAACACAATCTCATTAAAATTGGTTCATCGGCCCCTGAATCTGTTTTAAGGCAGATATACGAAGACTCATTTTTAGCCGGCAATATATATAATAAAAATCCAGATAATCTACTGCACAATTACTTAAATGATGAGAGTTTTAATTAATTAAATGATATTAAATACATTTTAGATCTTTATATAAATGACATTAATTGCAGATTATATAAAGAATGAAAATAAATATATTAAGCGATATGGACCAAAGACAATGTTTTTGATGCAGTGTGGTTCATTTTTTGAGGTATATTGTTGTAAAAGCAATGGTTCTTTTTTAAATAATAGAATTGTTGAGTTTTCACAAGTTTGTGAAATGAGAATCGCAAATAAAAAATCAAAACATGAAGGGATGCCCGTTTATATGTCGGGATTTCCAGAGATACAATTGGATAAATATATTAAAAAGTTGAATGAAGCGGGATATACGGTTCCGGTATGGATACAAGAACCTACAAATCCCAAAATAAGGAAAGAATATGGTATATTTTCACCCGGTACCAATTTTGATTTAACTCAAAATCAAATATCTAACAAAATAATGACCGTATGGATCGAAATGTATGATAAAACAATGTTGAATAAAAAACCTAGAGTGTGTTGTGGAATCGCTTGTATTGATATTATATCAGGAGACGTTATGACATTTCAGAATCAGGAAGAATATTTTCATTGTCCAACAACATTTGATGAATTGGAGAGATTTTATTGTAGTTATAAACCAAATGAACTCACAATAATTCACAATTGTACAGATTCACAAATCAATGATATAATTTCATTTGCGGATATTGACAGTAGTCTTATTCATTTACTTTCAATGGATGATAAGAGTAGTGAATGGACAACTGCTATTAAAAACTGCCAAAAAGAAACTTATCACGAGGTAGAACTTACTCGATTTTATGATATACCTGATTATGATTTATTTTATGATACGTATAAATTAAGAGAACGAAAATTTTCAACTCAAGCTCTTGTATTTTTATTAAATTTCTTGGATTTTCATAATAATGATCTTGTAAAACAATTAAAAATGCCTACGTTTATAAATATTGACGAACGTCTTAGATTGGGGAATCACTCATTAAGACAACTTAATATTATTAGTACTGGTCGCAGAGGTAAACTATCATCTTTGGAATCTTTGGTAAATAAATGCAAGACTTCTATGGGTAAAAGATGGTTATACCATAAGTTATTAAATCCGGTTACTGATCATAATTATTTGAAAAAAGAGTATGCTATTCAAGAATATATATTAAAAAATGTAGAATATGATGAGATTTACTCATTATTAGGAGGGATTACTGATTTTGAAAGGTTATTTCGTAAGATAATTTTGGGTAAAGTTGCGCCATCAGATTTGTCGATGTTATATGATAATTTAAATATAGTTTCTCAAATTCATAAAATAACAAATGCTGATAATACATTAAAAGACTATTTAAATTCGCCTAATCTCTCCATTTCTACACAAAAACTGAAAACGAAACTAAACAAGTCAATTGATCTGTCAATAGCTTCAACAATATCTTGCTGTGATTTCGATCAGAATATTTTTATTAGAAATTTAGATGAGAAAAAAAGACTAGATGATGCTGAATATGAATATATGGAAAAGATAAATAGATTGGAAGCAATTCGTAATTTTTTAGATACTTTAATCCCTGAAAAATCAAAAAAAACCAAAGAAAAGGTTAAGGTTCATCAAACAGAAAAAAGTGGACAGTTTTTAATCACTACTAAAACACGTTGGAAAAAGTTAAACAAACACTCCATGAAAAAATCCCTAACATACAAATGTTTTGATAATACCGAAAATTTTCTATTCGATCAGGCGGCAATAACAAATTCTTCGGCAACAGGAAACAATATCAGATTGGATTCACCTCAGTTAAATCGATTATA